CATTCGCTGACATAGTCAGAGGAATGCAGATGTACGGAAGAAAAATCCTAAGACCTGAAGGCATTGTGACAGCTAAATATAACGCAGCGTAAGGGAGATAAAACATGGCAACTTTTGATTTGACAGCTAAATCCACTACAGGCGTTAGTTCTGACTCAACAGCAACTCTACCAGGTAATCGTAGAGGAGCATATGTAATTGAAAAAGAATTAGACATTGCTAAATTAGTATCAGAAGGTACATTTACTAATGGTACAAATGGCGATATTTTTCAATTACTAGAAGTTCCTGCTAATACTATTGTTGTAGCAGCAGGTGCTGAATGTACTACAGCTTTTACAGGTGCTTCTGTAACTGTAGACGTTGACTTTGCAGCAGGTGATGACATTGTTGATGGCGGAGACGTTTCATCTACTGGTTATCTTGCAGCAGGTACTAATGGTCAAGCAAACATCGTTAATACAGGTGCAGCCAATACTTATACAGCTTTAATATCTACAGCAGATACTATTGATGTAAAACTTATTGTTGGCGATACTAACTGTGTTAGTGGAGTACTTAGAGTTTATGCAGTCCTAGCTGACATTTCTTCTCAACAAACAGGAAGAACTGTAGCAGATAGAGATCTATTAGCATAAATATTTTTCTAGGAGTAGGAGGGATAGGTATTTCCTGTCCTTCCTACTATTTATTATATGGCATATACATATTTAGACATAACAAACGAAGCGTTAAAAAGAATTAATGAAGTACAATTAACTACTTCTACTTTTTCTTCTGCTGTAGGAATACAAGGATTAGCTAAAGACGCAGTTAATAATTCTCAAAGAGATATATTTATGTCTGAACAAGAATGGCCTTTTGCTTATGCAGAAACAAGCCAAACATTAACAGCAGGAACAAAAGAATACGCATTAACTTCTGGCTTTTTAAAAATAGATATTGATACAGTTTTAATAGACAGAAATGACACACTTAATGTAGAAGAAACACATTTAATACCTGTATCTTATCAAGAGTATGTAGATAGGTATAAAGAAAGAGATGAACAAAGAGATTCAGGAGATTTTGAAATTCCAAGATTTGTTTATTTAACTCCTGACTATAGATTAGGCGTAAGTCCTACACCAGATAAAGCATATGTAGTTAAATATACTTATTTTAAAACAGCTACAGAATTAAGTGCAGGAACTGATATTCCAGAAGTTTCTTCACAATTTAAAAATACACTTATAGATGGCACTATGTATCATTTATATATGATGAGAGATAATGCAGAATTAGCAGCATTATCTAAAAGAAATTTTGATGAGGGTATAGAAAAAATGCGAACTATCTTAATAAATCGTTATATACGGATGAGGGATACTAGAGTATCGCAAGTGATTAATGACTGATAGATTAGCCGTAGCAAAAATACCTTGTAGAGGAGGATTGTATACTAACGAAGATTTTTTAACTCTTAGTGACACTGCACCTGGCTCTGCTACAAAACTTGTTAATTTTGAAGTATCACCTTATGGTGGTTATAGAAGAATAAGTGGTTATAAATATTTAGATGCTAGTCATACTAGTCCTACAGGTACAGGAGCAGTATTAGGATTATTTATATATAATGATGCTGTATATGCTGCTAGAAAAAAATCATCAGGAACAGATTATGATGTTTTAAAATACGGTTCAGGATCTGGTTGGTCTTCTACAAGTTTAACAGCAGGACAATCAGCTACTGACGTAGTAAGAGTAAGAGGTTTAACGCATTCTTTTACAGGAAATAAGTCTCTTATTTTAACAGATGGTATTAATTTTCCTATGAGATTAGTAGATACCACCTGGACAAAATTAAATGGCTCATCAGATGTAGACAATGCGTCTTTTGCAGAAACTTATAAAAATAGATTATTTTTTGCAGGAATGAGTCAAAAACCACAACTACTTGTTTTTACAGCACCAAATAGCGATAGTGATTTTAGTGCTGCAGGAGGAGCAGGAAGTATAAATGTTGGTTTTGATATAATGGCACTAAAAAGATTTAGAGATGCTGTTTATATTTTTGGAAAAACAAATATAAGAAAACTAACAGGAGACAGTATAAATTCTTTTGTAATACAAGAAGTATCTAATAGTGTAGGTTGTGTTGCAAGTGACAGTGTGGTAGAAATAGGTGGTGATGTATTATTTTTAGCACCAGATGGTATAAGAACTATACAAGGTACAGAAAGAATAGGTGATATTGAATTAGCAACAATATCAAAAAATATACAACAAACATTACAGTTAATAGATGTTGATTTTAATTTTAATCAATTAGTAGCTACAGTGGTAAGAGAAAAATCACAATTTAGATATTTTTTTGGTAAAAGTACATTAACTGCAAAAAATACAGGAGGATTTTTAGGAGGTCTAAGAACTTCAGATCAAAGAATGGGTTGGGAGTTTAGTGAATTAAGAGGGTTTCAAGCTAATTGTGTAACTAGTGGCTATATAGGAGATGATGAGTTTGTATTACACGGAGACCATAGCGGTTTTGTATACAGACAAGAACAAGGCGGAACGTTTCAAGATGATAATGTTTATGCTACATTTCAATCTCCTTTTTTAGATTTTGGAAATACAGAACAAAGAAAAATATTTTCACAAGTAACTATATTTACTAGACCAGAAGGAGACAATACGTTTTTAGTAACAGCAGACTATGATTGGTTAGACTCTGATTATTCTAGTCCTGATGATTATACAATAAATTCAACAGGAGGTTATGCAGAGTATAGAGATACACAAACACCATATAATACCGCAGGTTTTGTGTACGGTGGTGCTACTAAACCTGTAATACGACAAGGAATACAAGGTTCAGGACACGCTATACAATTTAAGTTTGTTACAACAGCATCAGCAAATCCATATACTATTTTTGGATTTGCAGTACAATATGGAGAGGCAGGAGTAAGATAATGGCAGGATATACAAGACAAAGTTCAAGTAGTATCGCAGATGGTGAGGTAATTACAGCAGCCCCACTTAATAGTGAGTTTGATGCATTACTAGCAGCATTTGCATTTAGTGGAGGCCATAATCATGATGGCACATCTACTGAAGGTGCTTATGTTGGTATACTAGCAGATGTAGATGCATTAAATAAAATAGTTGTTGATACAGCTAATAACAGACATGGTTTCTTTGTAGAAGTATCTTCTTCTGCTGTAGAACAACTAAGAATACAAGATGGAGCAATTGTTCCTGTAACAGATAGTGATATTGATTTAGGAACTAGTTCACTAGAATTTAAAGATCTTTACATTGATGGAACTGCTTACATAGATACTCTTGAAGTGCATGAAGGTGTTACATTATCTGCAGGTGTAGTATCTTTACCAGACGGATCAGCTTCTGCTCCAGTTATTACAAACACAGGTGATACAAACCAAGGTCTATACTTCTCAGGCACAGATGAAATGTCATTTACTGCAGGAGGTACTGGACAGGTTACTTTTGCTGATGGTGTTATTAAACCAGTTACAGATAATGATATTGATTTAGGTACATCAAGTAATCAATTTAAAGACTTGCATATTAACGGTACAGCTAACATAGATGCTCTTGCAGGCACTACTATGAGTGGTAATTTAGCTATGGGTAGTAATTCTATTACAGGTCTTGCTGCTCCTAGTGCCGATGGTGATGCTGCAAGAAAAGTATATGTCGATGATTCTATTTCTGCTGCTGAAGGTCTTACACAATTAGCAGGTAATATAAATGTAAATGGATTTTTCTTTTTCGGAAGTTCTGGAGAAGATGTAAAATTTAAACCTCAAACAGGTGCTTCAGTATTATCTACTCAAGATACCGATGGAGAGTTTGTAGCTCTTGTTCTTAGGAATGAAAGCGATGCTTCAGATACTACAGGTATAGCGTCACTTAGATTTGATTTAGAAGACACAGGTGGTAACACTGTAGACGCTGCTAAAATAGCTGTTAAAAAAGAACAGACATTTACTTCAACTGCATCATCACAAGATTCTAAAATTGTTTTTTCTACATCTTTAAATGGTACACTAACAGAGTATTTAGAATTAAGTAGTGCAGGTGCATTAGTTCCTGTAACTAATAATACTGTAGATATTGGTACTTCTTCAAAACAAATAAAAGATATATATGTAGACGGTACAGCCTATATTGATGCAATAGGTTTTGGTACTACATCCGTAACCTTACCTACATCAGATGGTTCAGCTAATCAAATATTAAAAACAAATGGTTCTGGAACTATATCATGGGCTAATGATACAGGAACTACTATAAACAATGCTACAGAAAACGAATTAGTTACTGTTTCTTCAACTACAACACAATTAGATGGTGAGTCTAATCTTACATTTGATGGTACTACACTTACCTTAAATGGTAAATTAGCTATGGCTTCTAACACTGCAGGTAAACTTCTTATTGCAGATGGTACAGATTTTGAGCCTACTGCTGTGGGAGATTTATCTGAAATAAGCACTGTTGCTAGTGATGATATTTTGATGGCAGTAGATGTTTCTGGTGGTGGTTTAAAGAAAATTACACGATCTAATTTAGTATCAGGTCTTGCTACATCAAGTGCTATATCTAATATTTCTGAAGACTCTACACCACAGTTAGGCGGTGACTTAGATGCACAAGGAAAAGATATAACAGATGTAGGTATATTATCTGCAGATGCTTCAGCAGGTATATATGGTCCTACAGGTAGTCCAGTAGTATTTACAGTTACTGTGGCCTCTAAAACTGCAGCTCATCCATACTATTCAGATGGTAGCTCTAGTGGTTATTTCTTAAATGGTGTAGAATCTCCTGCTATTAAATTACATGGTGTAGATAGTGTTACATCCTCTACAGAGTATTTTTATAAATTTGACCAAGCAGATTCTAGTAATAGTGGACACCCATTAAGATTTTATTTAGATGCTGCTAAAACTATAGCTTATACAACTGGTGTTACAACTAGCGGTACACCTGGTACTGCAGGTGCTCACACAACTATAGCAGTTACAGATCAAACACCGAGCACATTATATTATCAATGTTCTTCTCACGGTTACATGGGTAACTATGCTAGTGTAGATTCTGCTAATATAACATCTAGTGGTGCAGTAACTATTGATGCAGTAGGTGATGTTACTTTAGACGCTGATGGTGGAGATATAGTATTTAAAGATGCAGGTACTACATTTGGTAGTGCTACTAATACTTCAGGTAATTTAATACTTAAATCAGGTACTACAACTGCTTTAACATTTAGTGGTGCTAATACTACTGCTGCAGGTAATATAATTGTTACTGGGGATCTTACTGTAAATGGTACAACAACAACAGTAAATTCTACTACAGTAACTATTGATGATCCTATCTTTACATTAGGTGGAGATTCTGCTCCAGGTTCTGATGACAATAAGGATAGAGGTATTGAATTTAGATGGCATAATGGTTCTGATGCTAAAGTAGGTTTCTTTGGATATGATGATTCTGCAAGTGCATTTACATTTATACCAGATGCTACAAACTCTTCAGAAGTATTTAGTGGTAGTGCAGGTAATGTAGTATTTGGTAATATTACAGGTACACTACAAACTGCTGCACAAACAAACATAACTTCTGTAGGAGCATTAGATGGTGGTTCTATTACTTCAGGATTTGGTGCTATTGATAATGGTACTTCTGGAATTAGAACAAACACATTTACAGCAGAAACTTCTGTTGTACCTGATGCTTCAGGTGGTGCTGATTTAGGTACATCCTCTCTTGAATGGGGTGACTTATATATTGCAGATGATAAGAAAATTTATCTTGGTTCAGATCAAGATGTAAGTATAGAATATGATGAAGATGGTAATGACACTACAGCTATAGTAGCTGCAAATGGTATTAGCTTTGCTCCACATGGTTCTAGTGCAGGAAATGGTACAGAATTAAGATTCCAAGAATTAGCAGCTAATGGTGCAAACTATGTAGGGTTTAAAGCTCCAGATGCTATATCATCTAACGAAGTATGGGTATTACCTAATACAGATGGTAGTGCAGACCAAGTTCTTAAAACAGATGGTTCTAATAATTTATCTTGGGTAGATCAATCAGGAGGAGGTTCTGCTGCTTTTACAGCCTCTGGTTCAATAACAGCAGGTAAACCATTAATATTAAATGGTTCAGGACAAGCAGAGCAGGTAGCTGTATCTGTAGCTGCTGTTACTGAAAGTATAGGCTCACAACAAGATATTTCAGGTACAGGTCATACATCAGTTGATGCTCCTGTAGGCTGTGCTTTAACTACTGATAAAATACTAGTAGCCTATGTAAGAAGCGATAATAAAAAACTTGTGGCTAAAATAGGCACAGTTGCGGCTGATAAAACTATAAGTTATGGTAGTGAAGTTGAAGTACATGATGGCGGTTCAGGAACTATAGATGATCCATCTGTTGCTTACGATTCTAACGCAGGAAGAATAGGAATATTTTTCTCTGAAAATGATGGAGGCACTAACCCTTATAAATTCTATGCTGCTACTGCTAGTTTTAGTGGTACTACTTTAACTGTAAATACTCCTGTAGATATAGGTAATATAGATGCAGATAGCAGAATTGTTCCTATACCTGTATATGATCCTGACAGAAATAAAGTTGTTGTGTTTGTTGAAGGAGATACAGATTACAATACAGTTACTGCTATGGAAATGGATTTATCAGGATCTTCTCCTAGTATAAATCATCAAACAGCAGTTACAGGAACTCATTTTAGTGAAGGAAGAAGTAGTAGATTTAGTAATGTTGTTTACGATACAGGCTCAAATAGATTTTTATACATGTATGGAGATGATGACGATGGCTCTCAAATAAAAGTTAAAGTAGTTCAAAACACAGGTTCTGCATTTACTTGGGGCTCTAGTATAGATGTAGAAACTGAAGATAATGGCTCAGACTCTAGAGCTGCTATTGGTTATGATCCTGTTAATAATAAAGCTTTAGTTATATTTGGTTCTAGTGCAGGTGGAAGTAGTGCTAAATTTTACTATTCTGTAGGTACTATTACTGGTGGAGGTACAAATTCAAGTAGTTGGACTACTCCTGTAGAATATCCTAATTTTGTACCTGGTGATGGAACATATGATTGGAGAATGGTTTATCATACAACTAGTGGAAGATTTGTATTTTATATGCCGAATGCTGATGGTTCTTCAGAAGGTGTTGTTTTACGAACAGGAACTTTAAGTGGTAACACACTTACTTTAAGCGATACAGAAAATGTTCTTAAAGCTAGTTCAAATAGTTTAGGGCATGGTACTATGTTTGGACCATTAACAGGAATGGATAACAGTCCTGTTATAGCTACATGGGGAGCAGATCATTATGCATATTTAACAATTTATCATGCACCAGTAGATGAAGTATCAAATTTAACTAGTGTTAATTTCTTAGGTTTAGCAGCAGCTTCTGCTTCTAATGGGCAAAGTGTAAATGTTACTATAGATAGTGGAGTTAACGAAAATCAATCTTCTCTTACTGCAGGAACTAAATATTTTAGTACTAATGCAGGTGTTGTGGCCACTTCAGGAACAGTATTTTTAGGAACAGCTCTTAGTTCTACATCAATTCAATTAGAGCCTGCTTCAGGAACTAATGCAAACCAATTAGTAAGACTAGATGCAAATAGTAAATTACCTGCTGTAGACGGATCTAATGTTACTAGTATTCCTGGTCTTAATAGTATTGATATGACTATTGCATCAGATTCAGATGCTATTTCTGTAGGTGATTTAATTACTAAAGAATCTAACGGAGAAACTAAAAAAATTAAAAAGACCACTACAACAACAGATTATACTTTTTCTGCTGTGTCTGGTATATCTACCCCAGGTTCTGGTTTACACTCAGGAACTACTTACGAACCTGATCAAGGTGGTAGAAACATGATGATTGGTGGTTCTACAGATGGTAGATTCTTATGTATTTATAACTCATATTGGCAAATTTCTTATGCTTATCAATATTGTTCTTTTATTCATAGTGGAAGTGGTACATGGACAACAGGAAGTAGAGCTAGTATTGGAACAGGTGCAAATACTAGAATGCATCCAAGAGTACGGTGGATTTCTAACTTAAATTCTGCTGCAGGAGGCACATTTGTAGCGGCTTTCTTGACTGCTAATGGATGGAAGCATACTGCATTTACTATAACTAGTAGTGGAGCTGTTACCAAATATCTTCTAGACGGTCAGCATTATTGGGTAGCACCAAACGATAGCACATCTAATTCTTCAACTAATTACGGTGGAGATACTACAATAGTCGATACATCTACTGATGATACTACTGTATTTGTAACAGCTAATCGTGTTAGTAGTGTTTGTTATATTAACAAATGGACTATCTCTTGGAATGGTTCTTCATATGCTAAGGCATCTTCATATCGTACCAGTTTTAGTAATTATACTAGTACACAAAGTTATGGTGCTAGATTTGTTAGAATAGCATGGGATCACGATAATGATGTAGGTATTGTTTTCTGTTTAGATAGTAATGGTAGACTAACAGCAACTAAATTTACACTAGGAAGTAGTGCAGCTTCAAGAACTTATGGACCAACAGTTATTAGAACATGGGGTAATAGCATAAATGATGATCCTCGTTCCACAATGAGTGTAGATGGACATGGTCAAGTATTTTTCTCTATGGCAACACAACATTTTCAAAATAATTATCCAAAAATGGTAGGCGTATATAATACTACTGGCAATAGTGCTGATTCTAGTTATTGGGTTAGTATTATGAGTAGGAATGAGGGTGGTGGTGTTCCTCATATGAGTTACGATTTCTTAAATAAAAAACTATTTATTGTTGCTGATTCAGGTTGCAATAACTTTGGAGCTAACAATATAATAAGACAGTATACTTTTACTGGCACAACTCAAGATAGTGTTACAGAGGTGTCTAACTACAGTAGTTCATTTGATGCTTCAAGTGATTCAGTTTATTGTCATGTTGGTCAATGGGCTATACCTGATACTCAAAGTGTTTCTGCAGTAACTGACCCTAAAGGTGGTTACTGGATGGGCATATATATGAACCAAGAACATGTGACTAGTTGGGATAATACTGCTGAACTCAAAACAGGAGTATTACCACATTCATTAACAACAAGCACTACTAATAAATCAGATTTTTATGGAGTTGCAGAAACAGGAGGTTCAGCAGGAAGTTCTATTAAAGTTATTGGTAAAGACAGTGAAGGTATTATACACAATAGAAGTGGTTTAACTTCTGGTACTAACTATTTTGCTTCTGATACAGGAACATTAGTAACTACTACAACAGGCGGAACAGATATTAGTAACAATGTAGATAATCCTTTAGTAGGACAAGCTATTACTGCAACTGATATTAGATTCCCTTCAATAAATATAGCAGGTGACCCCAAAGTATTCTGTGGAGCTGTAGATTTTAGAAGAGATAGTGGTGTAGGTTCAAGTGTAATTATTTCTAAACCGTCTGATTTAGATGCGAGTCAAATTAGAGCCTATGAAATACATTTTTATGGTGTGGGTGTAAGTAATGATACATCTTATAATATAAGATTTAAACCTTATAAAAATGGTTCAAGTGTAATGTCAGGTAATTTTAAAGGTGTTGCTACAGGTAATTACAATGGTAGTAGTTATCAGTCAGCCAACCATAGTTGGAGTTCTTATTTATCTTTTAGAATGTATAGTGCAAATTATCCTTATAGAGCAAATAGTGCAAGTATTCAAAATTATTCTGCAGGAGGTTCTCATAGTGGTAAACTTACTGGAAAAGTTGTTTATGAAAATAATATTAAAAACGCAGCTTTTAGTTATGTAGCAAATGTAAGAACAGGAGCAAGTGATTATTATATGAATAATGAAATGGGTTCTTTTGGTTCAACTGATAATGCAAACACAACTGATTACGCAGAACAATTTTATTTTTATCCTGGTACTGGAAGTTTTGAAGAAGGTATAATAGCTGTTTACGCAATTAAGAAATAAGGAGAAAACATGGCAAAAGAAAATGTATATGATGCAAGTCTTGGAAAAGTTGTTGAAATTGAAGTAGATAATAGAGAAGACCCAAATGCAGAAGAAAATTTATTACAATCTAAAAAACAAGAAAGAACTGCACTTTTGCAAGAAAGTGATTGGACAGCATCTACAGATAGCCCTTTAACTGATGAGCAAAAAGCTGAAGCAGTTACATATAGACAAGCATTAAGGGATTTACCTGCACAAGATGGTTTTCCAAATATTGCTTTTCCAACTAAACCAGATTTTTTATAAGGAGATATTAAGATAATGAAATTATTAATAAGAACAGATACACTGTATGGTGGAGTAGAGAATGTTGTATTATCTACAGTGCAAGGAGAACTTACTTTTAATTACACAAGTGATGGTGTACAAGTATTACACTCAGACAGTAATACAGTATTACATACATATACAGCAGAAAATGATTCAAATTCACATGTTAAAAACCAAGCAGATGCAGATAATGATAACGAATTTCCACCATTTTTTAAAACTTTAGAGTTTACTTATACTTCTGATGCAGGGTTTAAAGCACATCCTAACCTTAAAAGCAGTGAAGAATCTACCACTGATGGAGTAACTATAAGAACTGTAACATATACGGATGGCACAAGTTTTAGTCTGTCATACGCAACAGGTGCAATTACAAAATTAACATAAGGAGTAAACATGTCTAAACCTACTGCAAGCATAGTAAACCAAAAGATAGATGATCATGTAGATGCATGTAGTGCTAGATATGAAGCTATAGACAAACGACTGTATAGAATAGAAGCAATACTTATAGGAGCAAGTGTTTCTGTAATAGGTTTGCTAATAAAGATTATAATGAGCTAGAGAGAGAAATATGCCTAAAGTACCCTTGACAGATAAAGAAAAACAAATGAGAGCAGAAGCCTTACGTAGGTTTAATTACGGAGGTATGTTTAATATTGATCAAAAACTTATAGATGATGCTGTAGCTAGAGCTAAAGGAAATCAATCTGGTCAAAATTACTTAACAAATAATCCGTCATTTAATACAGGAAATCCTACTGTAGATCAAGGAGACGCTGCTGCAATGGCAGCAAGCCCCTTTACACAAGAATTTAATCAGGTAACTGATCTAAATAACGATGGCACAGTTAATGCAACAGATCTTAGACTATCGCAAGGTGATACTACATTTGGCCCTGATGGTGCAGCAGGTACTGAGGATGATCCAGTTACAACACCTCCTAAAGAAGAAGAGGAAACAAAACCTGAAGAAGAAGAGGAAACAAAACCAGAAGAAGAATATGATCCTACTGAAATAGATCCTACTAAAACTACAGATGGTTCTATATCTGCTGACTTTAGAACTATAGAAGTTATATATTATAATTCTAGAGGAGAAGAGGTACGTAGAGGCACTAGACCAAACCCTTTATTCTCACAGAGAGATCCTGCTAGAACAACAAGATTAAAAAATTCAGATGGCACTACAACAGTAACATACTTTAATCAATATGGTATCCAAATAGGTCAAGAAGTATTACAAGCAGGTGAGCAAGAATCTGAAGATCCTGCTACTACAGAACCAACAGTGGGTAATGAACAAGGTATAGTAGATTTTACAGCAGGCCAAGTAGCTGATCCTACAATGCCTGCACAAGCTGTTTATGATTACACTCCACAACAAATAGATGAAGTAAGAGAATTATTAGATAAAAATGGTTTTGATCTAGACCTATTAATGGGTGTTCAAGCTGATAAAGCTAAAGCAGGAACAGCAGTAGCACCTACATCACCTGGTGCAAAACAAGGTACTGCAACTTTAGTTGGATCACCTGGAACTGCAGTAGGAGCTGATGGTACTGTTAGTACTAAAGTAGAAGGACAAGAAGCAACCCCAACAGAAGATGCTCAAGTAAAAGCTGTTACAGGAACACCAGGTGAGCAAATAATAACACCTGATGAAATGCCTAGTAGAACAGTTACTGATACTGAAAATCCAGTAGCTGCAACAACTGACTTTGACGCAAAAACATATGTAGGTGATACACCACAATCTACTTTTGTATCTAATGTAAATGAAGAGAGATCTGTTGGTGTTGTAGGAGATAACGAAATACCTACAGCTGCAACTGCTGACGGTTTAAAAAGAGAAGTAACAGCTGCAGAAAAATATGTATTAAGTGGTGATGCAACTTTCTTAGCAAAAAGTTTAAATGTAGATGACACTGTAGTTGCACAATTTATTCAAGGTAATGTACAAGCTAGAGATACAGTGCAAGGACAATTAAGTTTATTAATGGATCAGTTTAATGATGGCACTCCTGCTTGGGCAGCAGGTGCTATTAGGGCAGCAAATGATACAATGGCTGCTAGGGGGATGGGAGCTAGTTCCTTAGCGGCAGCAGCCATAGTGCAAGCCTCTATGGAATCAGCCCTACCCATTGCTCAAGCTGATGCTCAAGTATATTCTAATATGAATCTTACTAATCTTAACAATCAGCAAAAGATAGCTTTAGAAGTAGCTGCAGCTCAAAGAGGTACACAACTACAAAATTTAAGTAATGAACAA